ATAAATAGATATAGGGTTCAAACATAATATATATGTAAATTATGTTTGAACCCTATTAAATTAGATTTTTTTATGAGATTAGTACATATAACAAAAGGAAGGTACTTATCGTACCGAAACAATTGGGTCTAAAGCTACTATTAACTTTGATTGCAAGTATGGTAATGAAACAGTTAGATTTACAATAAAAAAGGGCTCTCAAGGTGGAATATATAAGTTGATTTTAGACGGCAAGCAAATTAAGCAAATTTCTTGTTTTGCTAAGTCGGTTCAGTCTCAAACAATAGATTTAATAAAAAATATTGATAAAGGCAAGCACGTTTTAGAAATGATATTTTTAGGAGAAGACCCCAAAAACAGAATTGATATATCTTCAAATAAAAAAGCTAAGCCTTGTATGTACGTTGGAACTGAAAAATCAACAGTCTTAAATTTAATTGCTGATAATTCAGGTCGCAATCAATACAAAGCAATTGTTGACTACGTCGCAGATAGTGCAAAGCAGTTTGGGATTCGATATGCTAATACGCAAACAAATGAAGATATCGAAACACAGGATAAGCTGTTAGAATTTGCAAAAAAGCAAATAAATGATACTCCTAAGACTGAATTAGATGTTAATTATATAGGTTATGAAAAAATAGAGCCAAGAGATAGCGTATTCTTTGTTCATGAATTAATGGGATATAACACTGAATTAAAGGTTGTTAAACTTGATAGGTCACATCCATTTGTAAACGCAATAGATGAAGTGTCTTTCAGCAATGAAATAAAGGATATGGTACAAATTCAACAAGCGCTTAACAGACGAGTTATTGCACAAGATAATAGATATAACTATCAAGCAAATCGTATAAATCATTTATACACTAGTACTTTGAATTCTCCTTTCGAGACAATGGATATAGGGAGTGTATTAATATAATGGCAACAGAAGAAGTTAAAATCAAAGCGCTACTTGAAAACGATAAACAGTACTTTCCAGCTACACATTGGAAAGCTATAAATGGGATACCTTATGCAGGCAGTAGTGATATTGATGGATTGCCTCAAGACGGTATCATTTCGGTAGATGATAAAAATAAATTAGATAATTTAAAAATAGGCGAAGCAGGAATTATTCAAAATAGCATTGTACAGAAATCTCCAAACGGTAAATTGTGGAAAATAACAGTTGACGATAGTGGGAAACTTGGTACAGTGCTATTTTATTAGAAAGGAAGGTGCATTATGGAAAATTTGTATTTAATAAAGGATTTGGGAGCTTTAGCAGGTCGAGATTATAGAGCTAAGGAAATACAAAACTTACAAAGAATAGAGCAATTTGCGCTTGGCTTGACAACAGAGTTTAAGTTGCATCAGAAAGCTAAAACAATTCAACACTTCGCTGAGCAAATTTATTATAATGGTAGATCGCAAGCAGCAGTAAACAAATCTTTACAAAGTCAAATTAACGCACTTGTTGTGGCACCACGTAATAACAGTGCTAATGAGATTGTTCAAGCTCGAGTTAATGTAAACGGCGAAACCTTTGACACATTAAAAGAACATTTAGACGATTGGGAAACCAAAACTCAAATTAATAAAGAGGAAACTATAAGAGAATTAAATAAGACCAAACAAGAAATTCTTGATATCGAGTATCGTTTTGAACCTGATAAGCAAGAATTTTTATTTGTGACAGAACTTGCACCTCTTACAAATGCAGTAATGCAATCCTTCTGGTTTGATAATAGAACAGGCATAGTATACATGACACAAGCTAGAAATAATGGCTATATGCTAAGTCGTCTAAGACCTAATGGTCAATTTATAGACAGCTCATTGATTGTAGGTGGGGGTCATGGTACACATAACGGTTATAGATATATTGATGATGAGTTATGGATTTATAGTTTTATCTTAAATGGTAATAATGAGAATACATTAGTTCGTTTCAAGTATACGCCTAATGTGGAAATTAGCTATGGCAAGTATGGTATGCAAGATGTATTTACAGGACACCCAGAAAAACCCTACATCACCCCTGTCATAAATGAAAAAGAAAATAAAATTCTATACAGAATTGAGAGACCTAGAAGTCAGTGGGAACTTGAAAACTCAATGAATTATATAGAGATAAGAAGTTTAGACGATGTTGATAAAAATATTGATAAAGTTTTGCATAAAATCAGTATCCCTATGAGACTAACAAACGAAACCCAACCAATGCAGGGTGTGACTTTTGATGAAAAATACTTGTATTGGTATACAGGAGACAGTAATCCAAATAATAGAAACTATTTAACGGCTTTCGATTTAGAAACAGGAGAAGAAGCGTATCAGGTTAATGCTGACTATGGTGGAACACTAGATTCATTTCCTGGCGAATTTGCGGAAGCAGAAGGTTTGCAAATATACTATGACAAAGATAGTGGTAAAAAAGCTTTGATGCTAGGTGTTACTGTCGGTGGTGATGGAAATAGAACACATCGTATTTTCATGATTGGGCAAAGAGGTATTTTAGAAATACTTCACTCAAGAGGCGTTCCTTTTATCATGAGTGACACAGGTGGTAGAGTTAAACCTTTACCAATGAGGCCTGATAAACTTAAGAATCTTGGGATGTTAACAGAGCCAGGTCTTTACTATTTATACACTGATCATACAGTTCAAATCGATGATTTCCCATTACCAAGAGAATGGCGTGATGCAGGTTGGTTCTTGGAAGTTAAGCCACCACAAACTGGCGGTGATGTAATTCAGATATTGACGCGTAATAGTTATGCAAGGAATATGATGACTTTTGAAAGGGTGCTTTCTGGAAGAACTGGAGACATTTCGGACTGGAATTATGTGCCTAAAAATAGTGGTAAATGGGAGAGAGTACCTTCATTCATCACAAAAATGTCAGATATTAACATAGTAGGCATGTCGTTTTATTTAACTACGGATGATACAAAACGTTTTACAGATTTTCCAACTGAACGTAAAGGGGTAGCTGGTTGGAACTTATATGTAGAAGCTTCAAACACAGGTGGCTTTGTTCATAGGCTAGTTCGTAATAGTGTTACAGCATCTGCTGAGATACTATTGAAAAATTATGATAGTAAAACAAGTTCAGGGCCATGGACTTTACACGAAGGGAGAATTATAAGTTAATGAGTAATTTAGAGAAATCTGTAGCTATAAATTTAGAAAACACAGCGCATTATGAAAATATTTCAAATCTAGATATAACTTTTAGAACAGGAGAGAGTGATTCTTCTGTTCTTCTTTTTAATATCACTAAAAATAATCAACCGTTATTATTGAGTGAAGAAAATATCAAAGCACGAATAGCGATTCGAGGTAAAGGAGTCATGGTAGTTGCTCCACTAGAAATATTAGACCCATTTAAAGGTATTTTAAAATTTCAATTACCTAATGATGTAATTAAACGAGATGGAAGTTATCAAGCTCAAGTTTCGGTTGCAGAATTAGGTAATTCAGACGTGGTAGTTGTCGAGAGAACTATCACATTTAACGTTGAAAAAAGTTTGTTTAGCATGATTCCATCTGAAACAAAACTACACTATATTGTTGAGTTTCAAGAATTAGAAAAAACTATTATGGATCACGCGAAAGCAATGGACGAGGCTATAAAAAATGGTGAAGATTATGCGAGTCTGATTGAAAAAGCTAAAGAAAAAGGTCTATCAGATATTCAAATAGCAAAATCTTCAAGTATAGATGAATTAAAGCAACTTGCTAATAGCCATATAACCGATTTGGAAAATAAAGCTCAGTCTTATTCAAGAACATTTGATGAGCAAAAGCGATATATGGATGAGAAACATGAGGCTTTTAAGCAATCAGTGAATAGTGGTGGTTTGGTTACAAGTGGCTCAACTTCAAATTGGCAAAAAGCTAAGATTACTAAAGATGATGGTAAGATAATGCAGATTACTGGATTTGATTTTAATAATCCAGAACAAAGAATAGGCGATTCAACCCAATTTATTTATGTTTCGCAAGCTATAAATTATCCAAGAGGTGTTAGTACTAACGGTACTGTCGAATATTTAGTAGTAACTTCAGATTACAAGCGTATGACTTATCGACCGAACGGTACAAATAAAGTATTTGTTAAAAGAAAAGAAGCGGGTTCATGGTCTGAGTGGTCAGAATTAGCTATTAATGCTTACAATACACCTTTTGAAACTGTTCAAAGTGCCCAATCAAAAGCTAATATGGCCGAAAGTAACGCTAAATTATACGCAGATGACAAGTTTAATAAAAGGTATTCGGTTATTTTTGATGGAACAGCAAATGGTGTGGGCTCTACATTGTACTTAAATGAGAGTTTAGACCAATTTATTTTATTAATTTTTTATGGGACTTTTCCAGGTGGTGACTTTACAGAGTTTGGCAGTCCTTTTGGAGGAGGAAAGATTTCATTGAATCCCTCAAATCTTCCAGATGGTGATGGAAATGGTGGAGGTGTTTATGAGTTTGGATTAACTAAATCTAGTCGTACATCTTTAACTATATCAAACGATGTCTATTTCGACTTAGGAAGTCAAAGAGGCTCTGGTGCGAACGCAAATAGAGGGACAATTAACAAAATTATAGGAGTGAGAAAATAATGCAAATATTAGTTAACAAGCGTAATGAGATAATTTCATACGCTATCATTGGTGGCTTTGAAGAAGGTATTGATATTGAAAATTTACCAGAAAATTTCTCTCAAGTTTTTAGACCTAAAGCCTTTAAATATTCAAATGGGGAAATAGTTTTTAACGAAGATTATTCAGAAGAAAAAGATGACTTGCATCAACAGATTGACAGTGAAGAACAAAACACAGTCGCTTCTGATGACATCTTACGAAAAATGGTTGCTAGTATGCAGAAACAAGTTGTTCAAAGTACAAAGTTATCGATGCAAGTTAATAAGCAAAATGCACTAATGGCAAAACAACTTGTGACACTTAATAAAAAATTAGAAGAGGTTAAAGGAGAGACTGAAAATGCTTAAATTAATTTCACCAACATTCGAAGATATTAAAACATGGTATCAATTGAAAGAATATAGTAAAGAAGATATAGCGTGGTATGTAGATATGGAAGTTATAGATAAAGAGGAATATGCAATTATTACAGGAGAAAAGTATCCAGAAAATCTAGAGTCATAGGTTATAATCTTATGGCTTTTTAATTTGAATAAAGTGGGTGGTGTAATGTTTGGATTTACCAAACGACACGAACAAGATTGGCGTTTAACGCGATTAGAAGAAAATGATAAGACTATGTTTGAAAAATTCGACAGAATAGAAGACAGTCTGAGAACGCAAGAAAAAATTTATGACAAGTTAGATAGAAATTTCGAAGAACTAAGGCGTGACAAAGAAGAAGATGAAAAAAATAAAGAGAAAAATGCTAAAAATATTAGAGACATCAAGATGTGGATTCTAGGATTAATAGGGACGATTCTAAGTACATTTGTTATAGCCTTGTTAAAAACTATTTTTGGCATTTAAAGGAGGTGATTACCATGCTTAAGGGAATTTTAGGATATAGCTTTTGGTCGTGTTTCTGGTTTAGTAAGTGTAAGTAATAGTTAAGAGTCAGTGCTTCGGCACTGGCTTTTTATTTTGGATAAAAGGAGCAAACAAATGGATGCAAAAGTAATAACAAGATACATCGTATTGATCTTAGCATTAGTCAATCAGTTTTTAGCGAATAAAGGTATAAGTCCGATACCAGTAGATGAAGAAAGTGTTTCATCGATTATCTTAACAGTTGTTGCTTTATATACTACATATAAAGATAATCCAACATCTCAAGAAGGTAAATGGGCAAATCAAAAGCTAAAGAAATATAAAGCTGAAAACAAGTATAGAAAAGCAACAGGGCAAGCGCCAATTAAAGAAGTAATGACACCTACGAATATGAACGACACAAATGATTTAGGGTAGGTGTTGACCAATGTTGATAACAAAAAACCAAGCAGAAAAATGGTTTGATAATTCATTAGGGAAGCAGTTCAATCCTGATTTGTTTTATGGATTTCAGTGTTACGATTACGCAAATATGTTTTTTATGATAGCAACAGGCGAAAGGTTACAAGGTTTATACGCTTATAATATTCCATTTGATAATAAAGCAAGGATTGAAAAATACGGGCAAATAATTAAAAACTATGATAGCTTTTTACCGCAAAAGTTGGACATTGTCGTTTTCCCGTCAAAGTATGGTGGCGGAGCTGGACATGTTGAAATTGTTGAGAGCGCTAATCTAAACACTTTCACATCGTTTGGCCAAAATTGGAATGGTAAAGGTTGGACAAATGGCGTTGCGCAACCTGGTTGGGGTCCCGAAACCGTTACAAGACATGTTCATTATTACGATGACCCAATGTATTTTATTAGATTAAATTTCCCAGATAAAGTAAGTGTTGGAGATAAAGCTAAAAGCGTTATTAAGCAAGCAACTGCCAAAAAGCAAGCAGTAATTAAACCTAAAAAAATTATGCTTGTAGCCGGTCATGGTTATAACGATCCTGGAGCAGTCGGAAACGGAACAAATGAACGTGATTTTATCCGTAAATATATAACACCAAATATCGCTAAGTATTTAAGACATGCAGGTCACGAAGTTGCATTATATGGTGGCTCAAGTCAATCACAAGATATGTATCAAGATACTGCTTACGGTGTTAATGTAGGAAATAATAAAGATTATGGCTTATATTGGGTTAAATCACAGGGGTATGACATTGTTCTAGAGATTCATTTAGACGCAGCAGGAGAAAGTGCAAGTGGTGGGCATGTTATTATTTCAAGTCAATTCAATGCAGATACTATTGATAAAAGTATACAAGATGTTATTAAAAATAACTTAGGACAAATAAGAGGTGTAACACCTCGTAATGATTTACTAAACGTTAATGTATCAGCAGAAATAAATATAAACTATCGTTTATCTGAATTAGGTTTTATTACTAATAAAAATGATATGGATTGGATTAAGAAAAACTATGACTTGTATTCTAAATTAATAGCCGGTGCGATTCATGGTAAGCCTATAGGTGGTTTGGTAGCTGGTAATGTTAAAACATCAGCTAAAAACCAAAAAAATCCACCAGTGCCAGCAGGTTATACACTTGATAAAAACAATGTACCGTATAAAAAAGAGACTGGTTATTACACAGTTGCCAATGTTAAAGGTAATAACGTAAGGGACGGCTATTCAACTAATTCAAGAATTACAGGTGTATTACCTAATAACGCAACAATTAAATATGACGGCGCATATTGCATCAATGGCTATAGATGGATTACTTATATTGCTAATAGTGGACAACGTCGTTATATAGCGACAGGAGAGGTAGACAAGGCAGGTAATAGAATAAGTAGTTTTGGTAAGTTTAGCACGATTTAGTATTTACTTAGAATAAAAATTTTGCTACATTAATTATAGGGAATCTTACAGTTATTAAATAACTATTTGGATGGATGTTAATATTCCTATACACTTTTTAACATTACTCTCAAGATTTAAATGTGCGTAACTGGCAGGTACTTCGGTACTTGCCTATTTTTTTATGTTATAGCTAGCCTTCGGGCTAGTTTTTTGTTATGATGTGTTACACATGCATCAACTATTTACATCTATCCTTGTTCACCCAAGCATGTCACTGGGTGTTTTTTCTTACGATAGAGAGCATAGTTTTCATACTACTCCCCGTAGTATATATGACTTTAGCATTCCCGTATAACAGTTTACGGGGTGCTTTTTATGTTATACTTACTTTTATATAGTAGGAGTGAACTATATAGCCCGGCAGAGGCCATATATCTGACTGTTGGTCCCGCAGGAGACTTCTTCCTTGCCATCACTCGATACATATATCTTGATAACATAGAGTTGTTATAGTCGCTACGCCACCCATACTAGTTACTGGGTGGTTGTTTTTGTTCGCCATTATGTTCTGTCTACATCTTTTTGCGCAAGTTGTGTATCATAATACTTAATTGTGTTAAAAGAGGTGGAAATATGAAAGGTGATATATACATACCGATAATATCATCTATTTTATCTGGTGGGATATCGTATTATGCTGCAACGGTGGTTCATAAATTTAACAAAAGGTATAAAAGGAAAGAAAAGGCTGTTGAAATGGCAGACGAGTTTTCAAAATTAATTTCGAAAAGGAGTTTTGATATAGGGGAGATAAACAAGAAAATTTTAGAAAATGTTGGTTTGCAAGATAAAATTAATGAATTAGAGAATAAGATGAATTTAAGTTTTGATAATCACGAACTAAGAACAGTCTTTACTGATAAAGAGATTGCAAAATATCACACTTATAAAAAAGTCACCAATACCGAATTTATAAAAATTTTGCTTCGTACTTTCAAGAACGAGAATTATAAAGAAGAGTGTTTACGGGCTATAATTTTAGAATTTGACAACAAGAAAACAATTAAAGAAAATATAGGAGATAAACAGTGGACTTTTTCGACAGGTGAAAAAGAAATTGTTATTAAAAGTAATGACGTATTGCAAGGTATAAATACACTCATTAAGAAGTATAATGAAACCCATATATATTGCATGAATAAATTAGAATATTTTTCTATGCATTTTACCAATAACATAGCAGATAGTAATACGGTTTATCAGTCGTTGCATCAAATCTATTTAAAAACAATATTGAGTCTTTACATTGATATCTCATCAACAAATAAAATAGGGCATGAAAAATTTTATGTTAATTTAATAGAATTTTACAATGAATGGAATAACAAAAAGATAAAATTTAAAAAGAAAACAGAAAAGCGTATAAATAAAAACAGAAACTCATTTTTAAAAACTGAAAAATTGAAATAAACTAGAAAATATAGTATCATTATGGTATATAAAGGAGTTGATTTTTATGTGGAGTCCTGTTTGCGAATTAGGAGAAACAAAAGAATCAGATAAAAAAAGAACTAACAATAACGACTAATTTTTAAACTACTATTATATTTACAGATAACAGAGTAACCGTATCTTTAATAATGCGGTTATTTTTATACCCCTACAATCAACAAAACCACACCACCTATTAATTTAGGAGTGTGGTTATTTTTTTGTGTTTTTTTTTTCGGGGCGAAAAAAGGGCAAATTATTTAAATAAGGGCAAACATGCGTGGAAAACACAGAGGTTTAAAAATGCCAAAACCGTTGATATGACAAGGTTTTTATACGTTTGTATACAACGACGAATTATCTATTCGCCATCACATTATGA